ATACCAGCGATGCGTGATGAGAAGGTAGCGTGCTTGCGTTTCATATTACCACCCGAAGATCAGTGAAAGGATAACGTAGAAGATCACAGCAGATACAAGGATAGTCTTCATTACTCACCTCAGTCAAGGGAAGGCCGGGCGAACCCGGCCAGCCTTGTTGTTATGCTGCTTCAGCCACTTGCATCAGGTTATCTTTAGCTTCGACCAGGGCAGGGTATGCCTCATGCTGGCTAGTGTAGCCAGCCTTGACCAGCGCCCGGAATGCCTTGCGAACCTCGGCAGGATCAGAGCCTTGCTCAGCACTCAGCCCCAGGCGGGCATAGTAGCATTCGCTGGTGAACTGAGGCAGCATGGGTGCCTGGGCCTTGCCCTTCGCCTTAGCCTCGCGTTCCTGGCGAGCAGCAGCCAGCTCAGCTTGCAGCTCAGAGACCAGCTCGCGGAGACGCTTGACCTCGGGGTCAACCTCGGGCTCGACAGCCTTGGGCGGCTCGCCAGTCGGTGCCTCGCGTCCAGTCCCAGCGGACCACGGAGCGCCCTCGTCATCGCCCAGAGCTGCGGCGTGCTGGTCGTTCTCGTCTACCGTGGTAGACTGCCCAGCCTTGGGCTGCTCGGGCTCCTGGGCGGGTTCCTCGTCGCCCTTGGACAGCTTGTCAACATCCTTGCCAGTCAGGTTATCACCCTGCTGCACCTGCTCACGGGCAGCTTGCTTCACCTCTTCAGGAAGACCAGCCAGCTTGTGCAGGACACGGATGCTTTGCCCAGCCAGAATGTCATCGGCCTTGAACTCATCGGCCACTTGCATCAGGCGGTACACGTATGCTTTCTTGAACCCGAACTTCTCCAGGCTCCAGGCAAGGAAGTCCTTGGCGTTGTCGAACTCTTCGCGGGCCTCGTTCAGCAGCTCACCGATGCTCAGCAGGGCAGTCCCGGCTGTCTTCATCAGCTCGGTGATACTGTCCTCGATCTCGGGCAGGCGTGCCACAGCACCGGAAACCTCGGCCTCGTCAGCCTTGTCCAGCAGGTCACGCAGCACCGGCTCGGCCTTCGCCTTGGCATTCCAGGGCAGCGCCTTCAGGTCATGAATTGCAGTCTCAACTCCAGGCTGTCCCTCGAACTCAGCCAGCTTGGCAAGGGCATCCTTGGGCGTGGCTTTATCGGAGAGGAGGAGGGAAACAGCTTCGCGGAGGTCAGTTGCAGTTGCCATGATAGTCACCTTTCAGTTGGTTTGGTTCGGAGCGTGGCGCTCCCTCTACTGCCCTCGCACGGTAGCAAGGGCAGCAGGGAGTGTCAAGCGTTAAGTTCAACCTCCATCTGTTCCATCTCAGCGAGCCATATCAGGTTCGCAATGTATGCCTTGGCGCTTTCCAGGCAGGCGATATGCTCGCGGCTGGCCTTGCCATTCAGGTCGATGATGGTTTGGCGATAGTACCGGAGCGCATCATACATGCCCACCAGCCACCCCTTGCGAACTTCGCTTGCCAGCAGCATAGCGTAGAATTGTGCGCCAGCCAGCTCGGTGCCAGGTATCGCCAGGTAAACCAGCGAGCCATCAGACTTGACACGGATGCGGAAGGGAGCGTCGATGATCTTCATGCTTGCACCTCAGTAGGGTTTCAAGGTGGCCCACAATCCCCAGGGCCACGATCAGCATAACAAGAGTCAGCCAGCCTTTCAAGTTCTCAGACATGGAAAATATATCCTTTCTTCCACTTGCGCCAGTCAAGATGCGCGCATTCTGGTACGTGTACGATGATCGGATCACCGTTATCAGATTGTACGCTGAAGAGTCCGTCATCTAAGTCCTCTTCCAGCACGTACCTCTTGCCAGTGGTCAGCCATGCGGGCGTTTCTTCATAGGTCACAATGTAATCAGGAATACGCATGGTTCAGCCCTCAGCTTTAGGGTGGGTTTCTACAGTCTCGCCGGTATCGTCGCAAGGGAACGGCTCATCGTCGTTACGTTCCATCGCAATCGGCAACCATTGCAGGTCTTCAGGCGCAGGTTCCCCGTCCATGCAAGACAGGATCAGCGCACGATTAGCACGGGCAGCCATGTAGCCTATGCGCCCGCCATCAGCCATCAGACAGTAGCAGCCTTGCACGCAGCGCCTACCGTACTCGCCGGTATCCCTTGCCATTTCCGCAAGGTCAAGAGTCCAAGCGAAGTCAGCGGCGGATTCAATGCGAATGCACTTTGCCATAATGTCACCTATTGGTCAGTTGTCTTTGGCGCGTTGGCACCCGTAGCAGGGCACCCTAGCGGATGCCCTACCGGCTGTCAACCAAAATCCTTCAGAGTCCCAGCACGAAACACAGCATAGCTAGTGAAGTGCCGCATGTCATTATCAACATCTTTGCTCAGGTCGTCAATGTACCAATGGAACTTTATTTGACGAATCCTGTAAGCTGGTGCGAATTCAGACAGCAAGGCATTCAGCCTTGACTTGGTAGTATTAGACTGCCATCCACCATCTTCAATTTCAAGTTGGTTCAGGCTGCGATTGAAGGTCGCAATCAGGTTCCCGTGCAACAGAACCTTGCCTTCAATGTCTTTCCCGTCGATGCTTGGCACGTTCAGAACTTCAGTATTTCCAGAACGGAACTCAGTCTGGTTGCGGAGAGCGTCGATAATACGGGCTTCAATCTTACGCATTGTCTTCACCTTTGCGTTGGTTGGTCTGGTAGTAATCCTACCCACTACTGGCCACTGTTGTCAATGGCCAGCAGGCTAGAATCACGCCACTTGCATGTAAACTACGTCAGGTCCGCCAACTGTCCAGTTCAATTCCCGCTTGACTTCCTTGAAGCCATGCTTGGCGTACAGCTTGGGCAGGAATCCGTCGAAACAGTCAAGGTATTCGGCACCGCATTGCACCGCAATCTGGACAATATCGTGGCCACGGCCCTTGACAGTGCTGAAGAGAGCGATCAGCTCGCCACCGTTGCGGACGATAAAGCCTGACTGGCCATCGGCAGTAAGCATAAACCTGTCATGCTCGTTGGTAGCGTCGTCAATCTCTTTTACAGTGCTAGTCGCTTCCTTGACTTTATCGCTTTCCTCACGAGCCGTTGCGAAGTTCACGATAAAGGCCAGTTTGCTAACATTGTGCATGATCATAACGTCACCTTTTGGTTTCTGGTCAATGGAGAATACCCTAGGTTTCTAAGGTATTCTGGCTTGACCAGAGCCACGGTTTCTCCCTGCATTACCGGGAACGAGTTCCGCATCGCTCGGCTTGATTCTAGGTGCGGCAAGCCTCAGCCCGCATCACGATAACTTAATCTTGCTGGTGTACCGTGTCGCCTTGTGTTCCCAGTTTAGTTCAGGTTGGTTCAGCCTGTCAAGTCTTGTTTTAGGTGACTTGATACCTTGAAAGAGTAGGGCCGATCTTGCTGGCCGCTGGACGTCTCCCGACGTTCTGTGCTTCATTCTAGGTCAGGTTCGCTTGCCTGTCAAGTCCCTGTCGCTTCTAGCTGGGCAGCTAGTCCGGTTATTTGTCAGGGAGCCGGTAACCTGTAGTTCTGCATTCTAGTCTAGCTTGTCTTGCCTGTCAAGGCTCGGTTGGCGTTTCGGTGCTCTGCACTCTACTTTGCTTTCCTACACTTGGCACTGCTAACAGGACTCGGGTTTTAACGTGTTTAGCCTTCACTCTATACCTTGTCGCCTTGCCTTATGTTGCCTTACGCTTTCCAATCTAGTCTAGTGTTTCTGACTTGTCAACTAATTTCTTAGCTTGGCTCGTCAGGTGGTGGAAGCTATCCCAACCACGACGCCTAGGCTATGCTAGGCGTTTCGCCTTGTCAACTGTAATAAACACCTTCTGTGTCTATAATGATGATTGTATCGCCTTCGATTACAATCTCATTGTGCGCCTTGGCTGCTACTTCAAACCATAAAGCCTTTTCTACGTATTCCAGTTGGCTACCTTCTTTGTCGTTAATAGTGTACTCAATGGCGTAGTGCTGAATAGTCATGGCTTGTGTTCCTTACGTTTCGTGAGTTGGTGCCCGTAGCCTAGCGTGCCTTGTGCATCTTGTCAATACCTTGTCTTGTCCTAGCCTACCTTGTCGCATCCTGTACAGCTTGCGTCCCTTGCCAGTACATGCGATACGCAAGCGCCTACCTTTAAAAGACTAGAACCTTAGAACATGCTTCCGCATCGTCCCATGACGTCCCATGACGTCCCATGACGTCCCATGACGTCCCATGACGTCCCATGACGTACCTTGTAATACCTTGTCGCGTCCCTCGTTTCTGGTATGCCTTGTTTCTACCTTGTCACGTTACATGGCACCAGCCTTGCCAGGATGCTAGGACGTTACATGGTTATCCACAGGAAGTCCACAGGATGCGCTAGTCTGCAAGGACAGAACGTAGGACAATAAGGACAGTAACAGGACCACAAGGACAGATGCACCCACTTATCCACAGGTTATCCACAGGCTAACTGACTGATATTCCTAGGGTTTCCCGACTTATCCACAGGTTATCCACAGGCTGGCCAACTTCGTTGGGCGTCCTAGTCTGCACAGGTATACGTACAGCCTTGTATGTATCCTTGCAACTCACTGATATCCTTGGACTTTCTCGGGTCTGGTATAGATACATGCACGTATGTATGCAATGTTATAACATAACAACAAGGATGGCCGACCCGCCAGTTATGCACATCTTATGCACAGCCTGTCCACAGGATACTCACAGGATGCCCACAGGCCTTCCACAGGCTTCTGGACCCCATGGGGGAAGCGGGCGGCGCGGGAGCGCGAGAACTGCCCACAGGACTGCACACGGAATTTCGGAACTCACATATTCTCTATTGAATCCTGAGTCTACAACTGTAGACCTGAGGACATCCTAGCCATCCTGGGACAACCGGGACGTCCTAGGTCTTTGCACAGAGAATCCACAGCTACTTCTGGGTTACTTCTGGACAATCTTCTGGACAATCTTCTTCTGAGCTACGTTGCTGAGGAAGTACCCTCCAAGAAGGAGGAAGGTCAGCGTCTCGAAGACTGACTCACTAATAGTACCGTTATACACAAGGACTACGTTGCAAGCCTGCCACAGCATAGCTGACCAGAACTTCCTGCTAGACCACTTAGAGTCTGGTGTACCCTTCATCGAAAACCTCCTTGGGTGACCATGACTCGTGATGCCTGTCTGTGCCGTAGTTGTAGATGACAAGGTATCCCTCATCCTCAGGGTTCTCATCTTCTGGGATAGTCCAGCCTCGATACAGGTTATAGTCACCTCTGGTCATCTGAGTTGCATGGACTTCCTTGTGACACTTGTACTTAATCATTTGCATACCTCCCTTGAACCTCACTTGCATACCTCATCCTCTAGTACGTCCGCAAGGCGGATGACCAGTTCTTCCTTGTGCTCAAGGTAGCTACGTAAGTCATTAGGGTTCGTGATGAAGAACAGCTCGATGATAGTACCATGCCCTTTGCTTACAAATGCTAGACGACTATGCTGGCCTGAACCCTCTCCCTTCGCTCCGCGATTAGCGATGCCAAGGGTACGAGAGATACAGTCGCACAGAGCTGCATCGAACTCAGGTTGCCAGCCTGAACTAAGAGTCTCGACACCTGTTGCACTAGGCTTATGGAACGCATTGCAATGCAGCTCTACAGCTACCTCATGCTCACTGGCCATCTGTACTGCCTGACGAAGAGGAAGGTTCTCACCCTTTTCTCCATCGGTACTCAGCACGATGCCTCGGGAGTCAAGCTCACGGTACAGCAAGTCACGGAGTTCCAGTACAATGTCAGCCTCAGTCCAGCCATTACCGGATGCACCGGGATCACTGTAGCTGTGTCCAGCCGACACGAACAGGGATTTCTTCTGAGTTAGAACTCTATCTTTGAAATTACTCATTAACAGCCTCATAGGTCTTTAAGAAGATTTCAGGCTTACATGGATAAAACTCTCCATTGACACCTTTTATGATGTAGTCTCCATGAGAGGCTACCATAAGACCTTCAAGAGTACCTATATAAACGTACTCTCCTTTAACGTATCCAGAAGACCCTATGAAGGATTGAACCTCATCGGGGTTATTTAACCATCTCACTGCTTCAATAACAACTGGTCTCTTACGGTATCTCATGTCTAGCCTCCTCTGCCTAGGAAGAAGTCTCTTAAAAAGAGAAGAATCTTACCTAAGCCTTTCAGAATATCTACGGGTCCAGGGAGTATCCAGCCTAGTGCGAAGAGCCAGAGGAAGAGAGGTGGAACATTCTGGACGTTGATTACCTCGGAAGTCCAGTCTCTGCTCGACACGCCAGCATCCTTACCTTGCTCTTCATTTATGTTCTCGCTTGTTACGTTCGACACGCCAGACACTCCACTGACTTCTACTCCGGCATCGACACGCCGGTCTTCGACACGCCGGGTATCTACCACCGCATCGCCCTCCTGCACGTTCTCCTTGCCGACCTGCGCTGTGGCGTCCACAGAGGGCGTGTCACCGCCGATCAGACCGGCAGCAGTACCAATGCCCTGCATCGCGCTACAGCCGCTGAGAACGGCGCACAGGGCCAGCACGGCCAACCCTTTTGTCTTCATATCTCATCCTCCCTCTGAACCGCCACCAGCCCCAGTGAGTCGATATGCTCTTGCACATCAGCTAGCCGGTGGTCGATGATCACGGCGATATGGTCGGGCGATACCGTGACCGGGGCACCGCCGTTGATCCTGTCCTCGATAACCAACAGCGCCTGTGCCCGCTTGGCCGCTTCGAGGTCCACGGCTGGGGCATGATCCGGGGCGACCAGCGGCTGTGACGCCAGCACGACAAACACCGGCTTGGCGACGGTGCTGGCGATGGCGTACAGGTTGCCCGAGGCGTCCTGATAGCGGGCGGGGCCGAACGTCTGGTCGTCGGCGGAAGATTCGCCCAGCACGAGCGCGAGCTGGTTGGCATCCGAGATGTGGGCCTCGGGGACGGCTATTGTCACGCTGTGGGTGTATTCAGTTTTCATAGTGTGATACCGCCCTGTCCGCGCATATAAGCGTTGAGCTGTTCTCTTTCTGCGTCCGATGTCGGGGTATTAGTGCGAAATACAAGACCGAACATTTTGCCCGGCATAATATCGCCACGATACCCACGGAACAGGCTAAGGCTGCCCGAGCCAGGTGACCGCACCAAGTCGCTTGCAACCACCTGGTGCTGAACCCCCGTCCACTGCTCACCAACATGGTGGCTAGCATCCGGGTTATACCCCGCCCAGCCCACGTATTTTGTATTAGCGGCAGGTAAGACTTCAATTCTGTTTGAATATGAACCAACTAATTCAAAACGTGAATAAATTGTCCTATCTCCACTTGCTCGCGTGTAATCCTCTAGCCGGTTAGCATTCGTGGCCACGGGGTCGCCCCCTTCACGCAAAAACCGCCACGGTCCGGTATAATTGGCGTAAGCGTCCTGAGAGATGGCATAGGAAACGAACCAATGTTCTGTCATCGTAAACACGGGCGAATCCATCCATGAGGTTGCACCCTCCAGCCAGTGCAGCACCCCATCTGTGCGGTAGATCGGCCTCGACGCTGAGACACTCTGCGTGGCGTGGTTGTCATTGCCCGACTGGTCAAGCATCAGCCCCACCGGATCACCGTCCGCCGTCACAGGCGTCGTCCCGGCAGCGTCCTTAAACAGCACCTGCTGGCCCAGCACAACGGGCTTGGGTACATACATCGCCCCGGCCTCGCCGTTGCCGAAAAGGGAGTCGATGAGGGCGCGGAGGGGGGCGGTGGTTCCAAAGACAGGAAGTATAGTAGGTGTCTTGTACCTCTGCCACCCTTTGAATCTGTATCTATTTCCCATAACAGCTCCTTATTTTGATACAACAATATCAAAACTGCTTACAGGGAAATCTGGGGAGACCCTAGCGTAAGCTGCACCAGTACCTGGTCTTACAAATAATGTCCCAGCCCTAATAGGGTGATATGCAGAATCAACAGTTGGTGAAGCCTCTTGTACAGTAACTTCTGCGTAAGCAAGGTGCAACAGTTCACAGGTGAAATCTTCTCCATCAGCTGCAATCTGGACCCAACCGTCCTCTTGATTGATTGTATATTTCTCTGTGCTCATAAAATCTCCTAAGTAACAAGAAACCCTGCCCCATACGGTACTTGACCAGGGACAGGGCAACAAAAGTTCTCCTTATTCTTACGACTAGCTCTTACGGGCTAGAAGAGATAGTTGATCACCTCCTTAACTCACTGCTTACACAGGAGTGACAGTAACGGATACCATTGCGGCGCCATCCCATTCGGGTGCATCACGCTGCCAGTCATCGGTAGCTGCTGAACCAGTAGCGAAGTACAGGTAAAGCTCACCGCCAGCCTCTTCCACAACGATACCAGCACCCTTCCGCTTACCGGACAGGTACTCTTGGTTGATGGGGTCAGCGGCATCAGCGATTGAAGCTGCGGGGACTACCGTGTACGGGAACGCAGTTGCGGTAGTGTCGAACGATTTGTTCTGAGTAAGATCACCAGTAATAGGCATGTTGATTCTCCTTCTGAATTGGATTGGACTGACACGACCTCGACCTCCCAGAAGGAGTCAGGCATACCGGGACTACCACTTCCTCAGTAGAGGAAGAGGGAAAGGTGCTAGGGCACCCAGGACTACTAGGACGTACTAGACGCCCTGGTATACTAGGACTACCTAGACTACCTGTTATTCCTTGTTTTCCTTTTGCCGTCCTTCTATAGTGAGACGAAACTCCGTAAGTCGTTGTCATCTATGGATTTTCCTGATTTTCTACCAGCGCCTCCGAGAACGCCTTTGAGGGCGGGCAAACCTATTCATATCCTTGGTGATAGGTCCACCTTCGACGCCAAGATGACGCCTACGTTTCTTCGGATCGCGCATGATCTCTTGCATTTCGAGGGCTTCCCTCTGGTGCTGCTTCGCTAACTTGCTGCTGTAGTCATAGTCGATCTCCTGTACCAGCATCCGACAGGCAGATGCCAGGGCTTCGATACGGTCATCGTGCTTCAGGCAGCCACGGTCGTATGTGATGTTCGCCATCTGGTGAAAGAGCTGGAACGTCTTGCGCTGCTCAGCCGGGTAGTGCGCTGTGCTTTCCAAGTCCTTGTCCAGCAGCTCACGGTTCACCACCAGGCGGTGCGAGGACATGAGGGGTTCCAGGGTGTCGATGATCCTGACCTCCTTCTGACCGGTGCTGTAGTCTTCCTCGATGGTGCAGGGATGATCCCGCTCGAACATGGGCTTCAGGATCGCCATGTGCGCCCCGTGGCCGTAGTTCTTCTCGATGTAGACCTCATGTACACCTCCCCGCTTAGCGGCCCGCACAAGCTCCTGTAGGCCCGTCTCGTCGTACCCGCCAGGGACTCCGCCCATGTCGTACAGGTACAGCAGGTTCCCGAGCTGGAACACGATGGCATACGCCGTCTCGTCACCGTTCGCGCCGCCACCGGCAGGGTCGATGTACATGACCCGGCGCTCAAACGGCAGCCACTCATACGGCTTGGGGATCGGGGCGTAGAACTTGTCCGTGTCCTTTGAACCTGGCCGCAGAACCGTCTGTACGCGGTTCTCAGGCGAGTTATTCCATACCGGGAGGGCTGGCCCCTCCTTGTGCCCGAACGCCGTGACGATCAGATTTGACGGCTTCAGAGGGAATCGCTCTTGGTCCGTGAGTCTGGTGTTCAGCATGAACTGGAGCTGGAACTTGGCCTTGCCCTGTGAGACTTCCTTCTCAATCAGGGTCTCGTCGTCAAACATCTCAGGACAAGTGGGCGCACCAGAGCTACCAGTCGGACCGTAACCCTCACGCAAGCTGGGATCGGCAAGCATCCTCTCCCTGATACTCGGAGCCAGGAACTCTCCATACGCTTCCTCTTCCGCTACAGTAGGGTAGCGTCCAGGCCAGATACGAATGTCGTACCCACGACCAGGGAGGTTGTTGTACATGGAATCCATGGACTGTGGAGTACCGAGGTACAGAATGTCACCATGCTGGTTGATCGACTCGAACTCTTTAGCCTGCTCTTCCAGCCACTCTCGTCCTGTGACGGTACGGCTGTTCTGAAGACTCTCAATGTCGTCAGGGATCAACAGGTCTGCACGAGCACCCTGGGCACCAGAAGTGATCGAGTAGCAAGAGACTGACGGTGACTTGTCGCCACCCTTGAATACGTGATGAATGTCGAAGGCTTCCGTGCTATCCCTGTCACCTGCATTCCGGTCGGGAAGCATGAACTCAAGGAAGTCGAGTTGCTTGAATATCTTGACAACCCACCCTGAGATTTCGGTAGCACGCTTGCTCGTCTGTGAGAAGATGACGATACGGAAGTGAGGCATGTGTATAAGGGTGAAGGCAGCGAAGATGCCAGCCAGCGTAGTCTTTGCCTGACCACGCTGAGCCTGCACCATCCGGTACTTCTTCCCTGTCAGCATGTATTCCAGTATGTCTGCCTGGGAAGCATTAAGGTCAGGTCGACCAGGGATCAGCTCCTTAATGCAAATCTGTGCAAACTCAAGGAGACCCTCCACTGTATAAGGGAAAGTCTCCTGTAGAGTCTGCAAATCCTCCCACATCTTGAGCTTCTGTTCCAAGCTCAGTTTGCTCATCCGATACCTTGCTCCTTAGCTTCTCGCTTGAAGTCAAGTACCTTCTTACCAGACCGTTCCTGAATCTCTTTCAGTCGAGCCTGGAGCGGGCTATTGGAATCCTGGGAGTCAGGTGCAGCGAAGACTCCATTGTCAAGAACCCACTTACCCATAGCCTGTAGAACCCGATGGTCAATAGCCATGTCAGGGTCCATACCATCCTCAATGTTCTTCAGGATGGCTTCGGCCTTACGGGTGTATAGCTGTGTTACCAGCTTACTTAGGAACCCGACCTCCGTTTCAGTTGTACGTCCTGCCATTCTTTTCTCTCCTTATGTTTTCTGTGAGCCTGCCTCCATTTATATACCAAGAATGAGCCCTGGAGAATGGTGTACGTGATAGTGGCAATGTACATCCAATCTTCCATCCCAAGTCCAAGGAAGCTGGCTGCACTTACACCCAAGGGAGGGGCGACCCGAAGGCCGCCGTCCACTGCTTGAGAGACTGTGCTAGACATTATACCTCCTTACATCAGGAAGCCCTGGAACCAGCAGCGGGCCTCGTTCCCGCCATTGGCACCCAGCAGCTTCTGCGCCCCGTTGTGCCACACCTCCACGGTATCCCCTTGGACGAGGCGTCGAGTCATGGTCTGAGTGACTGAGACATACCCGGTGGAGTCGTCTCCAAACTTGTTCATGAACTGTGCAGGTACGGCACGGCTGGAACCGTTGACTCGGAACATCGCGTTCAGGCCGGAGTCCAGGTTGGTTCCCGATTCCTTCAGGAGGGAGAACGAGAACTGATACACGCCGGTCACGGGTGCCATGAACTTGCGGGTGGCCGTGCTGTACCCACGGCTGCCTGCCACGGTGCTGTCGAAGTTCACCAGGAACGAACCCGCCTCATCCTGGAACTCAGCGTCGAGGAACGCTGAGAAGAACACCACGTCGTCCGGGTTGCGGTACTTGAACCCACCCAGGCTGGCACTCTCCAGGAACCCACCGCCTCCGCCGCCTTCCTTCTCGGCGATCCAAACGATCTGTCCATTGGGGTCGAATGCCTCGAAGTTCCCCGGTGAACCGTCGCCCCATGTGATGGCGTTCAGGTACACGGTGGTGCCGGCATTGGGCACAGAGAAGTAATTCCCGGTGTTGGCCCCGATGTCCGCGAAGTGGATGCCGTTGGCGACCAGCTGCCCACCTTCCACGATGATGGCTGCATCATTCAGGTCAAAGTCGTTGACCTTGATGTTGGACAGCGAGACAGTACCGCCCAGCTGAACCATGAAGCGGCGGATGCTCTCTCCCCATGCGTTGACGTTCGTGATAGTCCACCTGCCAACGGTCTCGTCCAGATAGAAGCCTGCCGTATCCGAGTTGGCTTGGTTGGACGGGATGATGGTGCAGTTGACCATCTCGATTCCGTTCGGGTTCGCACCGTTGTTGGACAGTACGCTGTACTGGTTAAAGTCGAAGGCGCAGTCGCTGATCTTACCGTAGGCCACGTTGGACCCTCGACCGAAGGTGATCCCGGTGTTGGTCCCGTAGAACAGGCAGTCCGTGAACACGAAGTCGTCAGCCCGTCCGACCTCCACACCAACCGCGTTCTCTTGCATGAAGTACACAACGTGGTTGGGATCATCCCAATGGGTAAAGAAGTCCTGACGATGCCAGTACCCACCAATATCCAGGCGAGTCAGGCGATCCACCTGGGTAGCTTCATCAATCTTCACACCGAAGCGAAGGGGCTCCATAGCAACATCCACGATGTTCATGTTCTGGTGACCACCAGTGGCGTCGATGCCAATGCTGGGGTTCATCATGAGGACGTTGCGGATGTTGACGATGTTCGCACCCTGGCTCTGAAGCCGGATGACCGGAGGATACAGGTCCGGCGGGTTAGTCTCTACCTGATCCATGTGATAGAAGTTGATACCCAGAACAGAGCATCCATCGCGGATGAGGATAAGCTGTCCTGTCTCTGTACCTGCTGCTGTGTTGTCGATCAGGAAAGTGTGACCAACGTGCCAGTCGGAACTGTTCTGCGTGTACAGGTTGGGTACAAAAAGTTCCTCTGCTCCCTTCAGCTTGGTGTACCTCGGCATGTCGAGGGTGTGCTGTACACGGTAGCCCAGGTCTGACCAGGGTACGGTGACGAGGTATACCGCATCAGAGGAAGCAGCATTCAGGGCTGCCTGAATAGCTGAGGTGTCGTCAGTGACACCATCGCCCTTGGCACCAAACTGCTTTACACTGTACCCATTGTCGCTCCTGAGAACCCAGCGAGTACCTCCAGCATCAACGATGATTGACCCACCGTTGTCTGAAGCTGAGCTTGTGCTGTCCTTCTGGTACAGGCCACCACCCCCGTCACCAGCAGCGTAGTACCCAAGCACCTGCACGAAACCAACAGGAGTGTTTTGCACAGTCCTCAAGTCACTGATAGTAGAAACAGAGATAGAAGGTCCAGTGACAATCTCTTCTACCTTCCTATTAGAGCCTCCTAACGACTCTACCTCATTTACCCTTAAACGACTTACCATTAAAGGACTCCTTCATCAATAGTAATAACCCCCGTGAAGGTTTTATCACCTGCGAAAGTCTGTGTGCCAGTAGAAACCAGACCTGCGCTAGTCTCATCAGCATTAGGGATGACGACAGCACCAGTCTGACCGTTTACGCTATCCACGGCACCTGAGGAAATCTCGGTGTACGAGCTACCACCCCAACGGTACGTCTTCCCAGTGTCGATGGCGACATAAATCTTACCAGTCTCGCCAGTCGTCGGGAAGTTAGCCTGAGTGCTGTACTCAAGGATGTCATCAACAAAGGAGGGAAGCTGCGTTGAAGGGACTTTACCTGTACCATCCAGCCCCGCGTATCCGTTAGCTGCTCCCTTATTGGATTGGCTCTCGTAACCAGCGATGGAGTGGTCGCCCCATCCGTAGGCAGTATCCAGGTTGCTCTTGTCCGTACTGGACATATAGCCATCTTGGCTGGTGGTCGCCGGCTGAATCTCGATAACCGGGTCAGAAGTAGTCCCGCTGATTACGATAGGTGCAGTAGCAGAGATAGACTTGATAGCCCCTGCCTGGTCGATGTTCGCAATAACAACACCGCCAGGATTCACACCATCATGAAGTCGTATGTTATTAGCTTCTGTATCAACTGACAGCGATCCATTCGGACCTGTGTATGCGTCGTTTGCTGCGGTGTTTCCTCGAATAAACTGAATCATTATAACTCCCCGTAATCGTAGTTTCCTGAGAATGAGCCATCGCCATCACTAGCTCCCTGTTTTTCTCCCTCTGCCACTGTCCAGTAAGAACCTTCCCCAACTACCACTTCTTCGTTGATAGTGAGTTCGGGTCCGAATGACCAGGCATTCTTGTTGCTGGGTATAGTGACAGGTGCATTCACTTCCTGATCGTGCCAACTGATGGGAGAAAAGGAAGCAGCAGCAGCTAGGACAGGAAGTATCTCTTCAAGAGTCTTACCATCAAATAGCAGCTCTCCGGTGTCTAGCTTACCCACATTGCTAATGTCTTTTCCTTCCATGTCAATCCCTTCACTGAACTTTACGTTCGTGAGGAACTTGAAGCCTTCTGGAAAGAAACCATCCAACGCTTCATGGATTATGTACAGTGACTGCAAGAAGCTGTTGTTAAGCGTATCCTGACCAAAGTTGTTCCCTCTTCGGAAGTCAGCATACGGCCTATCTTTTGGCATTACCCTTCGGATCAAGATGACAGCCCCATCCGCTGGGGCTGAAGCGATCTCTATTGTGTTTGCGCTTAGGAAAGTGAAAGGCACAGAAATGTCATTGACTGTTACAACAACATCGTCCTTCCTGATATATCCCTCATCCTGACCAACGAAGGAGAAAGTAAAAGCCTTGGTGATGCCGTCACCAATATGCTCTGTGTAGCTTAGCGCCATAGACTTCCTCCTATGTCTTCTATAGTGGTCCTATTCAACAGCCTTGTTGGCGATTGCCATGGCTGTCCCGATTGCTGCTGAGTTCAGGAGAGGTGCCATTCCTCTTGCCTCCTTCAAGGTTTCCATGGCTTCTTCGCTATCAGGTGAGAGGATAAGACCCAAAGCACTACGTCCCACGTTTGCTGCATCCTCTGCCACGCCAATAGCTGGCACCAGATTGGACAAGGTAAAGGGTCGGCTGCCTGCCCTACCGAGGTACGTATCCTCCGGTGCAGGGAGTAGGTTGCTTGCGTAACCGAACTCCATACCCATACCTGCCAGACCCAGGTGCGGAGTCATGTTCACCACACCAGTTGATAGAGCGAGCGGGCTGGTGTACTGCTCCCACTTCTCTTCAGGGTTTTCGTCAAGCTGGGACCGAATCCAGGCACGAGAGGTGTAAGCACCCATTGCAAGCATCACACCGAACATGGTCTTCAGGAACATACCGATGGTGTCCCCACGGAGACCCGCGGCAAGCTGCTTCTCGATAGATACGATGCTGAACGAGCGGAACTGAGTGACTAGCTTACCAAGCTCCTTGCTCATCCAGATAGGCGTCTCACCCACGAAACTGCGCTGCATGTTACGAGACAGCATAGTGGTCATGGCAACGCCAAGGTCTTCACGAAGGTCAGTAGGCAGGTGCTTTCCTGAGAATACACGTACCTGCTTCCCATCCATCTCTACGTACTCAGGGTTCTCCCTGATACTGCGGAATACCTCATCAATCTGGTCACGACGAAGACCAGCTCGCTCCATCTCATCGAAGTCCCTTTGCTTAGGCTTGAGGTCACCATCAGCAATACGGATCATCCGGTCCTGCATAGAGCGAAGAAGGACGTTCTCAAGACCATGCTGAACACTACGGAAACCAGACAAGAGCTGGGACTTGTTACTCACCCAGCCTGTGGCATTGTTGAAGATACGCTCAACCTTACCCTGGTTGTACTCATCCATGGTCTGTAGGGTGTAGTTGTTGTCCTTGATAGAAGACCCGAGCTGACCATAGGCACCAACTAGGTTACCGACACTCTGCAAATCCTTGGACTCACGAATCTTACCGAAGGAAAGGAAGTCTCTAGCCCTGGTGTTGCGGAGGGTGGTGACCACGCCCATGTTTACAAGCTGGTTACTTGCCTCGCCTACAGAAGCAAAGCCATTCCACTGGAGAGCTACAAGATTGGTAATCTTACGAGCAACCCTTGAACCTTTGATAGCCAAGCTGACGTTGGTGTCCAAGCTCTCTCCGTACAGCAGCTTAACGCTATCTCGGATGGT